TAATTTTGTACACAGTGATGATAACTGGACCAAGTCATTGCTTGAAGATCAGGCTGAAGAAACTTATCGGGATTGGAAACGAACCACCGATTCCATGACCAAAGTATATTTGGAAGATCTGCAGAAGATTTGTCCAGATCCAAAAGAGTTTAACAGTTTATTTAAAGTTGAAGATGGACAATTTCCAAAATTGTTAGTCGCGTTCCTCCAAAAAGATGTTACGATTGAGACTCTTGTGATTCTTAATAACATCTTCAACTTTATACAAATTTGGGACAAGAAGATTTCAGATGATATCATCTATCCCAAAGTGTCAAGAAAGGTGCGCAAGTATGGTGCTTTTCTTGCGGTGAACGTTGACAAGTATAAGCAATTGACAAAGGAAACTTTACTTGCTGACGAAAATACTATATAATGATGTTGTGATGATGAAAAAAGTGGACAAGTCGATATACATTAATACTACGCTATACGGAGAATACAAATGAGTCTAGCAAATCTAAAGAACAAGAGTTCTTCTCTTGATAAGTTGAAGAAGGCAGTTGAGCAATCCTCTGCTGGTAACGGTGGTGGCAAGAACGTTGATGAGCGTTTTTGGCAACCAGAAGTTGACGCTGCTGGCAACGGATACGCAGTTATCCGTTTCCTCGATACGCCAGCCGTTGACGGTGAAGATGGTCTACCGTGGGTACAAATCTGGTCACACGGTTTCCAAGGTCCAGGTGGTTGGTACATTGAGAATTCTCTCACAACACTTGGCAAGACCGATCCTGTTTCTGAGTACAACACTGTTCTGTGGAACTCAGGTATCGAAGCAAACAAAGAAATTGCTCGCAAACAAAAGCGCAAGTTGACTTACATTGCAAACGTTCTTGTTATCTCTGACGCCAAGCGTCCGCAAAATGAAGGCAAGGTTTTCTTGTTCAAGTTCGGAAAGAAGATTTTCGACAAGATCAAGGAGCAACTTGAGCCGCAGTTTGCTGATGAGACTCCAATGAATCCGTTTGACTTCTGGAAGGGTGCAAACTTTAAGGTCAAGATTCGTAACGTCGAAGGCTATCGTAACTATGACAAGTCGGAGTTTGAGGCTCCTGCTGCATTGTTCAATGGCGAAGATGCGAAGATTGAGCAGGTTTGGAAGTCTGCCTACTCACTCAAGGATTTCTTGAAGCCTGAAAACTTCAAGTCCTATGATGAACTCAAGGCGAAGTTGGATAAGGTTCTTGGTGCTGGTGGTGTGACTGGCGCAACCGCAAAGCGAGTTGATGATGAGGAAGCAGCCGCTCCTGTCATTCGCTCTGCTCCAGCCAAGAAAGTAACTGCTGAAGAAGTCAGCGTCGATGATGACGATATGGCATTCTTCGAGAAACTTGCTGCTGAGTAATTTCGATTAGAAAACCGTAGATGTTTTCAGGGGGACTTCGGTCCCCCTTTTTTTATCTTCCATAACCCATGTATTGTGGGTGATTAGAATCTGCACCAGCAAGACGATTGAAAGTATTTTCATTACTGAATACTCTTTCAGTTTTTGAGTCTGCTGCTTTTGCAGTGATTGTTCTATTACTATTGATTACAATTGGTGCTGATGATTTCTTTTCTTCTGTTGAACTCTTATAATCATCAAGCATTTCTGAGAAAGCATCTAAATCGTCTTTCTCTTTCTTAGCATTTAAAATTTGTTGTGTGTCAGATGTAATTGGGTTCATCGATGATTCATCTAAATCTGCTGCAGATGATTCTTCGAGCGATGCATCATATTCATTTTCTCGCATCTTGACTTGTTTTAAAATTTCTCCTGCATTATCTCCGCCATAAAAGTCAGCATACAATCGTTTAAATCTTTCCCATGGGTTATTACTTTCCTCTTCTTCATTTTTTTCTTTCATATCACTAACATCTTTATACACTTTTTTACAATATGATTCTTCTTCTCGTTTCCCACTTACTAAGATATCTTCTATATCTTCTTCGTCAGTCAATCCCTCAACATCAATGCTTTCAATTTCTTCAGAAAGATCATCGATATTTTCGTCTTGGGTTTTTCCAATTACAGTAATATCCTCAATCTCATCATAGATGTCATCTAGAGTATCATCTTGCGTCTTACCAATGACTTTTATTTCTTCAATCTCATCATATATGTTATCTAACGTTTCATTGAATTTGTCATTAATGTATGATGGTGTAGGTTGCTCTGTGTCATCAGTCGGTGTTTGAACAAAATCTTGTTCTACTAATGAATCTATAATTGGTTGAACAAATGGTTCAACTTGTGTTTGTTCTAGAACTGGTTCTTCCTGCGCACTATTTGGCTGAATGTTTTGCAGAAAGTCCCACGTACCATCATTGAAATTGAAATCTAAACCTTCCAATCCAGCTAATGTTCCAGTGTCTGTTGTTGACAATGCAGCTGCAGCATTTTGCATTGTTGGATCTTGTGCACCAGAATTAAAGGTTTTTCTCATTGCCTCTTGAATGTCCTCTAAATTAGAGAACGATTGAGGCATTTGACTCGGGTCAAATTGAATGTCTTGTTTTGAATATGTTGGTTCTTCAGCCTTCTCTGGCATCTCACCCAACCTTTCGTCGATTGCAGATGAAATCATATCGTTGATCATCTTTGTGTCTGTACCAACCGCATCTTTCATCATTTGAGATGCATCAGGCTTAAACATGTCAACTAGATCAGCTGATGCAAACGTTCCGCCACCAAATCGTTTGGCAAATCCGTTTTTTAACTGATCACCTTTTTTTGCAAAAGGAGACATAAATTCTGATCGATCAATCATTTATTCTTTCTCTGTAATTGTCGTTCTCTTATCTTATCATTTTCTTCTTTCACATGTTGCGCCACTAATGCAACATATGTCGCTCTTTCCCACGGGAGCATATTTTCGAGTTCACTTAAACTATATCCATGATGCTGCATTAATGCAAAATTAGTCATATAATATGTTTTCAAACTCTCATTACGAAGGCTTATACGAAAAAATCGAGGAGACCCTCCAGTTTGATGGTATGGTTTCTACCACACTTACCACAAACTAATTCATTCTTATATCTTAACATTGGCATCTCTAAGAAAAAGTTTTTAATTTTCTTGAATTGCTCAGTGGTTAAATTGTTTATGAATTCATCAAACTCGCCTTGTTGCATCTCATTAATATTATACACCTGATTCTCATCGTAAAGATACTCAGTACATTGCTTGATAATTTCTGTTGGAGCATCTTTTGTGTTGAGTTTCTCAACTAATACTTTAGAGATTTCTATTGTCGGATATCTCAATTTAATTCCAACATTGCTTGTTAACGGAACCAAACTGTTTGAGGGTTTATGTTCATATGCAACTTTAAGTAAGTCAATATCAAGCTGCATCTTTCCTTTACACTTCTTATTCTTATCCACAATATTTTCACAAACGTATTCTAATGAAACAATTTCTCCAATTGATCTTGCTCGTAGATTCAAGAACAAATATTCAATCTCATATAATGGTAAAGACTCAACATCTATCTGATCAACAACACAATTGTTGACAATTTGTTTAATTGCATCAAGACTTGTCTCATAATCTCTGGACTCTAAAGCCATCAAAAGAATTTTTTCTTCTTTGACAACAAAAGGGCGAAAGGTTATGTCTTTGCCTAGAGATTCTAGTTTAAGTTTAAATGTTGGTAAATCAATTTTTGGTATAGCCATAAATCACTCCATAGTTATCGTGGGTCGACGTTTCTTCTTCCTCGACCCACCACATCAATGCTCGTCAAGACTTCTCTGTCACTTGTTGTTCCTCTGACATCAATATCTGTCAAAACCTCATTTCCATCACCAGTTCTTCCAACAACATCGATACCAGTAAGAACTTCTCTGTCTGCTGCTCTTCCAACGACCTCAATATCTTCAAGGACTTCTGGTGCCTCGTTATCATTTCGTTCATATCGGTCTGCATTGAAACTTCTCCAGTAACGATATGAGAAGTTGACATCTATTCTTACTGCTTCTTGCTCAGCCCATGATCCCTTTACTTCACTCACAGCAATCGGAAATACTTCATATAATCTCACTCCATATGAAATCCTATTTCCATCTTCGGAGATTTGATACACATCAATTTCTCCGATGTAATCATCTCTGTATCTAAAGTCGAATTTATTTTCTTTTGGATTGATATAATTCAACCAAGCATCAAAGAAGGTTTTTTGACGCATATCATCATCAACTAAGAATGTGGTTGAGACATCTTTATACTCAGAACGAACTGGGATGTTCATTTTTGGTCCACCCAAGTAAAGATCGTTTGTGAGTATCTCATATCCTGGAATCAAAACAGACTCAGCATAGTATGTGAGATAATTATCTTTATTTTTATAATTCAGAATGTTGACTAGTTCTGTTGGTGGCTTGATTACAATGGCAATCTTATTGAGTCGTGAAAATCCGCTCTTTCGAACCTCTGAGAGAAAGTTGTTGATGTTTAGTGTTTTTCTTGGATTGAGCGCCATTAACCAAAACTCCTCATTCGTTCAACTGGAAGAAATACTGCAGTCTCCCAGAAGTTTGGTTCTACATATATCAGTGGTGAAACTAGTTGATCATAAAGATATCTTCTATAGCAACTTCGAACAGCACCAGAGAATTGGCTCATGTTGGATAGGAGATCATAGGACAATAAAAATCTTGTAGAATCGTCATATTTATCGTTGTTTAAGAACATCGACAATCCATCCAGAATACTCATTCTTTCTCCTGGACCTAGAAAGTGTAGATTGATGCCAGCGAACCCATCACCATCTACAACCATTGGAAGAACTAGAGGAAATTCATCCCATTGCGAGAGTCTTTCTTTTGTGAGTGGATCATATCGAAAGAAGAACATTCTTCCAACTGCAGCGAATGCAGTAACTCGCTTTGCATCGTTCAGAATATTAGATCTATTGGATGGAATTGAGGCTTTGGCTACCATGCCTTGTATGAACTTTTTGGCTTCTTCAGTTCTTGGCTTGATCCCTTTCTTTGCCATTCCCTTTTCAATTTTTTCGAGTAGTGCTCCCATCAGATTCCTAATTCATCCTCTGTGATTAGACTAAATCTCCATTTTCTATCCATACAGTATTC